TCCTCCCGGCCTCCATGCGGTCCCGGGCCCGCCCCTGCGTGCTGCCGTAGCGCAGGGCGGAGTTCTCTTCCGGCGAAGCATTGGTCATCTCGTCCAAGCACATGGCGATGCCGTTCCACACGCCCATCCGGTGCACCTTGGTCATGTGCGTGTCCTGCGCGTCCTTCATCATGGCCTTGGGGTCGCCAAAGATCGAGTTGACCATCCGCAGAATGGTGGTCTTGCCGGTGCCGCTGCGCTTGGAGTAGTAGTTGATCACTGCCCCGTTCTCGGGGGACAGCGCCATCAAGACACTGCCAAACCCAGACAGCACACCGAAGGCGTGCAAGTCGAACCGAGGGTCGTTGTAGGCGTTGGCAATCTCTTTCCACTTCTCCAAAGAACCTCTTGGCGTAAACCAAGGCGCATACTTCTCAACTGACTTTCCCGGTGGGCAAGTAATTACGCCATTCTTCGTGTACTCACGGTCACCCACAATGAACGTGCCGTTCTTAGTCCATCCAAAACGAGTATGCACATCATCCGCCTTCATTCTGAGTTGAAGTTCTTGAATCGACTTACCCACGTAAGTCTGCAACTTCACAAGCTGTGCCTGGGCAAAGACTGCTACACCTTCTGCGCTGAGCTTGTCACGGAACTTGTCCAATGCGCCGATGTCTTTTTGCGGGACCATGAAGTCCCGCACTGCATCATTAGGCAGATGGTGGCGGAGCCAGACTACGTCTCCTAAGTCAGACTCCCGCATGCGCTTGTATACGTAAAGGTCGTAAGGGTATACAACCTCGACTTTCATTTCATCGTTAATTTTGACGTCAGTGTAAACCCCACCGTGCGCTCCACGGTAATAGGGAAAAGGGTACGCAGGAATCTCAAACTTCTTCTCTGCGATGATGATCTCAGCAGGTCCTGGGGGTGCAACCTTGATCGTGGCACCGAGCTGGATCGGAGACGTTATCTTGCCACTATGTGGACAACCCGCGCACAGTGACGCAGTCTCCATGCCCTGAAAAGTTTCACAGGTATACGGACCCTTCGTTCCATCTGCCTTTCGCTCGGTTTCATCCGCCGAGTAATTCGGGTGCTTCTCCGACACTGCATGGATAGCCCAGTCGCGGTCTTCGCAGTGTTGTGCAACCGAAAGTACGCCCCGCCATACAGGCTCTGGTAGCGTATCAGATTGGCTAATCGCGTTTTGTATTTGTGCACAACCGTCTCCTTTGACTGACTTAGCCCAAATTATTTCGAACTTGCTAACCCGATTAGGGTCACCACCGGCGAGGCTTTTTGTCAGGCTTGATGGTGCAGTCTTTGAGATAGCCTTTGCCTTGTCAAAGGCAAAGATTGCCGGTGCCCCAATAGCCTTCTTTAGATCCTCAAAATCGTGCTGAATGATTGGGGTAAGCAGGGTAACGGTACTACCGTTCTTGGAGTTGATCGTCTCAGGCACCCGCAGGACGCGAACTGCATCCGCAGTGCAGACAGGATCAGCTTTGAAATCGTGCTCTTTGCAGAGCGCTTTGAGTCCGCTGGCTACCTCGATCCATGAGTGGACAGGTACAGCGTCGAAGAAAATCCAGTGGGCGTGCAGGCCGTTGCCTGAATCCACGATGGTCGGGCGAGGCAGCTTCGCTACCTTGCAAAACTCTCTCAGTGCTTGTGCGCCCTCGCCCTTGTCAGCGTAAGGCTTGCTTGGACCGCAGTCCACATCAACATACAGTTCTCTTTTGGCTACAGCGTTGTCCGATGTGGCTGTCTGACCTGCCCCAAACCCGGCAGTGACATAGTAGACATCGTAGCCATTATCAACATATGTTTGTATCTCATCAGTCATCTCTTGGACCGACGAGTAAAAACGGTTGAACGCGCTGCCTGTTGACTTCTTGATTATTCTGAGAGAGTACCGTGTTCCTTCTGGGAGAATGCCTTCTAGGAATCTATGTTGAGACATGGTGACGAAGGGGTAACCACAGACGCTGAGTCGTGGCGCGGGTGACAGGGTGGCTGGTCAGGCCGGAGGGAGAAGGCGACGATAGTACGTCAGCACCTTGTCGCGCAAGTGCTTTCCGACCTCGTGTTTACCCGAAAACCACCGATAGACAGCGGCCTTGGAAACGTCGAGGTCAGTGCACACTTGCGCGACAGGATGCTTGAGGTATATGCACAGGCGTCCGAGTTGGACGCCCAGCATCGCCGGGTCTGCATCCGCGTTCAGCCGAATGATCTTCGCTGAGTAGGTCATGGTGACAAAGAGGGGGCCGTAGCCCCCACCCTTACTCAGTCGTCGGCGTCATCGCCCCAGTCGGACAGGATCGCCTTCACGCCCACAGGCGCTGTCGCTTTGGCTTCCCGCCCCACGGGCTCCTCGATCACCTCAGCAGCAACAGCGGCGGGTTCAGCCTTCTTGGGCTTCTCCACCTTGAACTCAGGCTTGGCAGGTGCCGCCGCCTTGGGCTGAATGAACACAGGCTGCTCCACAGGAGCGGGCGCAGGGGCAGCGGCCTCCGGCGTACCGTCGATTTCCGCGACGGTCATCGTGACTGCCTCGATGGCGGCAGGCTCATCCATGCGGGCCTTGACTGACTCCCACTCGTGCTCTTCCAGCGGGCGCACGGCGCTGAACACCAGCTTCATGTTGGCAGAAGTGTCGAAGCGCATCTCGGTCACCACTGCGTTGACTTCGATACCGTGACCGCCGAGGAATCGGGCGTACTGCTGCAAGCCCATCTTACGACCTTCGCCTTGGGCAAAGAGGCTCGACGCGTTGATGTTCATCGCGTAGATGTCACCCTGGATGTCGGAAGCCAGCAGCACCGCCAGACGGCGGCTGTAACGGCACGCCTTGGAGTCACCCTGCCCAGAGCCCTTGATATCCTGTGGGCAACCTGTGCAGGACTTGTGCTGCGGGTTCTTGACGTTGGCGTGGGGCTTCGTGCTGTCATCGGACCAGCAGAGGGGGCGACCCTTCACACCCTTCTCATACTGAGAGCCGTAGAACGTGCGGGCGTTGTTGTCCGATGCACGGACGATGATGATGTTCATGGCGCGGTCTTCGTTCACCGCAACCGACTTGCCACCCACCAGCATCGTGAAGACGTTGTTGTCAATGCTGATGCGCTTGCTACTGCCACCGCCCATCAGGGACTTGGTCAGCGAACTCAACTCACCCCTGCGCAGATGTGCAGGCAGTGCGTTACCGGATTGGAAAAGGGTCAGTTCAGACATGATTAACTCCTACGGACTGTTACCGTGTACTTGGATTCGACGTTCATACCCTTGGGCATTTGGTCGGGGTTTGCTTTGAGGTATTCCCCCATAGCACGTTGCGCAATGCGTCTCTCTAGCAGTTCAAGCGCGTTGTTCTCCTTGATGAAGTTGTGCATAGCCTCCCAGTCGGAGGTCCAGTAGCGTGTATCTACGCCACGAATTACCACGCCAACACCTGGGATGCTGACGTTGCCACCTGCACGCTTGCAGGCTTCTAGCAGGAAGTTCTCAACTACCCGCATCTGCTCTTTGATCTCTTTGTCTTTCGTCTCGTATTCAGCGCTCAACACACTACGCGCATCGCGCATCTTGATGTAGGCCTTGACGAGCTTTTCAGTTGGAGGAAGTTCTTGGTCTTCCATGTTGGTCTCCTGATGAAGTGAGGGGATAAAGTTTACATCGCAACTTTTTAGGCGTCAAGCTCCTCCCGATAAAGATTGAGCAGGGTGTCCATGTCCTCGGTCTTGAGGTCCAGCGCGTCATAGAGCTTGCGCTCCACGTTGCAGCCACACAGCCTCACGACGAGACAGGGGTTCTTCTGCCCTGCCCGATGCACGCGGGCGTTGGCTTGGTGCCAGATCTCGTTGGAGGTCACAGGACCCCACCAGACCACGGTGTTCGCTGCGTGTAGGGTCACGCCGTGCGATGCAGCCGCAGGCTGGATGAGCAGGATGCGGGGCTCGGGCTGGGTCTGGAAGTTCTTGAAGATCTCCGTGCGGTTGTTGACAGAGACCCCGCCGTGGATCACATCCACTGCGTACCCATCCTTGCGGAGCCGGTCACGTAGCACCTCGATGGCGTGCCTGAACGGGACGAAGACCAGCACCTTGTGGGTGCTCTCCTCGATGGCTTCCACCAGCACGTTGTACCGGTGCGTGATGTCGAACTCCACCGTGTTGCCGTCGTCTGTGTACACCGCTCCGCTGGCTACTTGTAAGAGTTTGTTCAGGTTCGTTGCAGCGTTAACGGAAGTGACTGTCTCCCCTGCCGCTGCCATGATGAACTGATCCTTCAGCATCTTGTAATACTTCGCCTGCTGCGGGGTCAGTGACACTTCACGCGTGGTGTACAGCAGTTCAGGCAGGTCCAGGCACTCATCCTTGGTGAAGCGTATCGCGGGTTGGAGTACCCTGTTGACGATCTCCGCTGCGTTCTTCTTTGCTGTCCATTTGAACTGGGTGACTTTGTACATCACCTGATCTCTGAAGGAGTAGAAGTGCGGAGGTACGGAGGAAGGATTCAACATGCGGGCTATGCCGTATGCGTCTATCGGAGACTGCGAAGCGGGCGTGCCGGTCGCCATCCACAACCACGTTTCTGGAGTGATGAGTGAGTTGATTGATTTCCATCTTTTAGTTGTTGCTGTCTTTACTGCATTGGCTTCGTCAATGATGACGAGGTCGAACCCCCCGGCTTTAAGTTCAGGCAGGACTGTCTCTACACCGTCGAAGTTGATGATGACGAACTCAGCCCCGGAGTTGATGACCTTGACCCGCTTGTCTCTGCTACCGTGCGCTACGTCCACCGTGCGGTGCATGATGGTCTTGAACAGGTCCGCCTGCCATGCCGAGTTCATGATCGACAGCGGGCAGATGACCAGCACGCGTTTGACGTAGCCTTTGTCCAGCAGGTAGTCAGCAGCCCACGCGAAGCTGGCTGTCTTGCCCGTGCCCGGGTCGTTGAAGCAGAACGCCCTGCGGTGCAGGGTCATGAACGCTGCGGTCTCTCGTTGGTGGTCGAACGGCTTGAACAGCCCCGGCCATTTGTAGCGCCCCTCGATGGGTGAGGGGACGTTCTTCACCCCGAGGTTCTTCAGGACCTGAGCTTCCTCAAGCCCCCACCGCACCAGCACCTGCCCATCGTCTAGACGCTTGCTCTTCGGTATGGTGTTGAGCACCCGCTCGGGGTGCCGCAGCTTGAGCAAAAGGGCTCTGTCCTCGATGATCTGCATGCCTTACCTCAGAGGGAACTTAGCTTCTTCCTGCATCTTCAGCAGGCGCAGGGCTTGGGTCTTGGCATCGTCCAGCGCATGGTGCCCGGTGCCTACTCGCTCAACCTTCGTCTTCATGAAGATTGCCGTGATGGTGCGGTAGCAGCGGTCGTTCCAGAAGTGCCAAGGCACATCCATCTTCAGGGCTCGGTAGGCAGCGGCTACCAGTGCGTTGTCAAAGTTTGCGCCGTTACCCCAGACCAGTACCGTATCAATCGGCGGCATCCACATGGTGAACTTGGTGAGCGCAGTGTTAAGGCTAAACTCACCCTTGAACGCAGCAGCGCGGGCCTCAGCAGACTGCTTACCCCACCACTCCAACGTGCTTTTCTGCGCACGAAGTCCTGCTGCTTTGCAGGACTCTGGGTCAATGGTGACGTAGAACTCTTCACCCAACCCGTTCTCATCGAACTTCACAGCACCGATGCTGAGGATAGTATCCCCCGGTCTAGTGCCGAGTGTTTCTATGTCTATCATTACGTTCTTCATTACCGTCATGTTTTTCTCCTGATGTGAATAGCAGAACGGCCCGATAGGGGGAACCCATCGAGCCACGGACCTCGGTCTTGCCGAGGAAACGAAAGCATAGCCCCAGTGGGGCTACGCGTCAACGCCCGCCTGAGCGGGGACCTTTGAAATTCTTCGCGCTGTTGGCGCTGAAGCTCTTGAGCTTCACGTTGCCCGGAGTGCTCTTGCCCCCGTCCTTGATCGGCTTCACATGATCGAGGGCCTTGCCCTTTCGAGAATCCTTACCGTGTTCCTTGTCCCAGGCTCGGCGTGCACGCTGTCGCTCGGACTGCTTGGCTCTGCCTCCGTTGGCGAGGAAGTCTGCGTACTCCTTCTTGTGGTCCCGGTCGGACATATCCTCGTAGGGCATGGCTCTTCTCCAAAATCAAGTTCCAGTTGAACCCAGTTCATCCGTTGGCTCCATTGTGTGGGCAGCTTGTTACCACGCAGTGTTTCCTACACAGACCCGACGGGTTGGGGTTCCAGACGCCAGATTTGTACGCCCCTTCCAGCCTGCCGATGTCCTGCATCCACTGCCGCCAGTAGTTCTTCTCCTGCGTCCGGTCGTAGTCCGCCCGCTTGAAGTCGTTTGCCACGACGAAGAGCAACCCTGCCCTGACCCTGCGGATCGCCGGGAAGTGCTTGAAGACCATGAGCGCCATCAGTTCCAACTGCGCCGTGTCGGCGTACTTGGCAGACTTGCCAGTCTTGTAGTCCACGATCCGAGCGATGCCTTTCTCCTCGTTGACGATGAGAAGGTCTGCCACACCTCGGCACCATACATCTTTCGCGCTGAAGTCGCAAGGCTCTAGCTGCTGCGTCAACCCCATCTTGTGCTCACACAGCTTGGTCCCCTCGATGCTACGCAAGGTGTCGAGGTGAGACTTGACGTAGTTGAATGCCTCAGGCAGGGGGGTGCCATCGCGCACGTAGTGCTCAGCCGCTTCGTGGAAACTGCTCCCGTACAGCGTTGCTTCTGTGAACGGCGGCTCCGTGAAGTTCTTGTAGACCTTGACCTCAGCAAACTGCTTCGGGCATGTCTTGAACTTCTTCAGGGACGAATACGACCAAGCACCGGGCAAGCTCATCACTGCTCCTTCGTAGCCCGAATGGCGTTGTAGGTCAGCTTGGCTTCAGCCATCGCAGTCAGCGCGTGCTCCAGGGCAGCGTCTACATCACCTCGCAGCATGGCTTGGTGCAGTTCCTTCAGTTCCCTCTCCGCCATCATGCACGGGTCGGCGTAACCCACAACAACTTCAACAGTCACCGTATGTCCTTCCTATTCCACTCTCACAGTTGATCGGGCACCCCTGTGCCCACTTGGGAACCCAGCGCATACATTCTTCAACGTATGCCTGAGCTTGTTCAGCTTCTTCCTCACGGGCAATGGCAGCTACAGCATCATGCACGGTCAGGACCACATGCAGCTTCTTGGAGATCTTCAGTAGCTGCTGCATCACAACGATGCGGGCCAGGGCTTGCACGCAGTTGTGAACTATAAACGGCCCCGAACTACCACGTACTACAAACCGCTGTCTTGGGCCAGCATTGAGGATGTCATACACCGGTTGTTGAACGACGGCGTTTTCCGTAGCTGATCCACTGTCCATCCATGCTGTAATCTGTAGTAAAGTGTGCTCCTGGATATACCGGTTTCTTCGCTTAGTTTTGGTATGTCCACCCCCTGAATGCTGCTGCGCCTGTTCATCGAGTTCGCTCTGCGTGTGACCCATTCGCAGTTCTCCGGGCTGTAAGCCCCATCGTTGTCCCTGCGGTTGAGGTCCAACCCCCGCTGGTATGTAGGCCCCATATCCTGCCAAAAGTTTTGGAAAGAATCCCGCCAGCGTTCGCATACTGTGATGCCACGCCCCCCGTAGTTGTGCCACGCTTGATGCGACGGTAGTTTGCAACGGTCGTTCATTGACCTCCACACTGCAAATGCAGGGTGTTTCGACATACCATGAGTTACACGCGCTTTGCTTTGTAGCTGCTTTGTTGTACAACCGCAGTTCGGCGTCCCTCCGCGCTTGACCTCCTTCGTTACATCGGCTCCTACTTTGACGCATTGCTTCCCGCACTGGCACTGAAACCGCCAACTCAGCTTCTTCCCATCGCTGTGCTCGGGGTTCAACGCCTTCAACATGCCGAAGGTCTGGTCGGTAAGGTTGCGGGTTCTGTGATGCAGGGGTCCATCCGTCATTTGTCAGCACCTCGTGGTCTGGGGTCATGAGTACCCCGTCGATGCTAACACAAGTTTGGACAGATTTGAAAACTACTCCCCCGTGCCTTACAAACTCAACCCCATCATGGACGAGGTCTTCTTGCTGAACTTGCTCTATGGGGACCCACCCTCGGGTGGTTAGCACAGGCGTACCTTCGGCTATGCAGTTTTCAACCAATTTACCGCCATAAATATCCACCAGCCCTGTCTCATCCTTGTACTGCCACGCCTCCATCGCCATACCGTTTTTGTTCTTCACCCCACGGTGCAGTTGCGGATAGCTGATGTCTAGCCCGCTTGGCAGCTTGCTTCCTTTGCGCCCCTCGACCAGCACGACACCTTCACGACCGAACCACATGGTCTTGTCGCCGTACATCGTCTCGATAGCTGCCTCACCTTGCCTCCACAGTCTTGTGATGGCAGGGACTGAGTACCGATACGTGTCAATGATCCGCTTGCACTCATCGAGTTCCAAGTCCAAGTTCATCTCGGACGCCTTCAGTGTCACCTGAAGTTTCACTGCGCCAGTCTGGTATCCGCAACCCAGCACCACTGTCTTGCCAAGGAACCGCTCCTTCTTGTCCGCCTTCGTTATCTCTCTGCCGAATATCTTTCCAGACATCTTGCAGTACACATCAACACCGTTGGCGAAGTCTTCTACAAGATCTTCCTGCCCTGCCAGCCACGCAAGCATCCGCGCCTCGATGTTGGACGAGTCGCAGTCAATGATCACGTAGCCCGGAGGTGCCTCGATACAGCGCTTGAGCTTGTTAGCCTGCGCCCCACGAGCCGGAAGGTTCTGCAGGTTTATACCATCAGTGCCGCCCAAGCGGTGCGTTCTCGCAGCGGAATATCGCAGGGGCACCGGGAACAGGGGATTGCGCCCCGCCATGTCAATGAACCGCTGCGTGCGGGTCTCCTCCAACGTGCTCTTCACACCCATACGCGCAGCTACCACAGCCTGCACCCGCTCGTCGGGATGGTCCAGCAGGGCCTTCATAGCCGGATCGGTCTTGGCGAAAGCGAACGCTTGCTTACCTGTGGTCGGGCTGATCTTCATCGGCGGGACGACCCCAAAACTCTCCAGCACCAAAGCGAACTTCGGGTTGGACATCAGGTCTTCCTTGGCGATGCCTGCGTTGGACAGCAGTTCTTCCTTGCGGCGGATCACATCTGCCAGATGCTCCTCCAACTGCGCCTTGTTCAGACGCAGCACAGGCTCGGTGTACATCCTGATGAGCTTGTCGATCAACTCCAGTTCTTTGCGTGGGTAAGGGTCCCGATGATCGAACGTCTCCGGGTTGTACCAACCGTTGGACATGAGGAAGAACAACTCATGGCATAGCTCTACGTCATGCAGGCAGTAGTCAGCGTACTTGGCGAACTCCTCTGCGGTGAAGTCAGCCCTGCGTTTGCCCATCGCGTTCTGCACCTCGGTGCCCTTGTCCTCCAGTCCGTAGCGCTTGGCAAGCAGAGCCAGCGAGTTGCCCTTCATCCCGAACATGGCGCGAGCCATCGACAGGGTGTCCAGCCACGCAGCAGGCTTCACTCCAAAACGCCACGACAGGATAGCGGCATCGAACAATGTGTTGTGAGCCAGCACCGCGTACTTGTCCCACTCGATGGCGTCCAGCCGGTACTGCACCTCTGCTTCGGTGCCAGTGATGATCTCCTTCTTCCCATCCGGCCAGCGGATGCCCAGCATGATGACTTCAAAACGAGGATCGCGTACATACGCTTCCATCGTCATCTTGGATAGGCTGAACTCTTTATCGTAATAAGTTTCTGCGTCTACTACAAGTATCTCCATTTATACATCCTTGTATGTTTCACGTCGCACTATTAGACTTATAGTCCGTTGGGACACCCCAAACTCTCGCGCTAATGGGACTTGCGGAGCAAGTTTGTTGTCGTATCTACGTCTTATGTCTAAGATTTGCGCGGGTGTTAGTTTAGCATTTACGTGCTTACTTCTTGGCTGAGTTCTCCTATTTTTTCTATAGCAATCTAGTTGGTTGTCAGTATTTGTACCGAGAAATAGGTGTGACGGGTTACAGCAAACTCTGTTATCACACTCGTGGAGTACAAACTGTGTGCAGTTACTAGCTCCCCCTAAGGTCCTAAAGTTTGAGATGGATAAATCTATACCGCCTTTGGTCAATGCGTATGCTAGTCGGTGTGCTTGTATACGCACCCCGTGCCATGAAAGATTGCCATATCCACTACTGGTTTTAGCCCCTTGCCATTCCCAGCATTCATCCAAAGTACCAATCCTAACTTTAGCCCAAAAGTTTTCTGGTGTATTTTTTGTGTTCATATCACGATACCCAGCTTTGCCGTTCAGCAAACCACTCTTCGAGCAGTTCAAGAGTGTCTTCACGCACCACCATAGCCGAGCCCCCGGCTTTGTGGATGTCTGCCATCTCACGCTCTTGGAGGACAGTGGGTTTGTTAAAGCCTGCCTTGCATTCTACACCGAGGAACATGCCACGATAGCACACGATGATGTCTGGTATGCCAGCACGACCGTAGCCATTCTGTGCAGGGAAGAAGTAGTAAGCGTGATACTTCTTGATGATGTCCACACAGCGGGACTTGACCTTACTTTCCGGGGTTGCCATTTGCTTCTTCCACTTCAATAAGTTTCTGGATGTAGTGCGCTGCCTTCTTCAGATCCTGCACACCGCCCTTGAGTCGCCAGCGTGACAGGTACTTCACGGCGTTGCCGTCGAGGTAGCCGAGATCCCAGTCGAGGATGACATCCCAGGTCTCGTACTTGTTGCATTTGTAGTGGTTACCGCCCACCTGCGTTTCGTTTGCACTCATATCAGGGCTTCTCCAATACTTTCAGCTTCAGCATAACGCGTTGTTTTTCTTCCTCGATTTTCTGTAACGCTTCCGTCTTTTTGATAGCTGTAGAGGAACGGCCAGGGACGATCCTTTCCTCGGTCCAGAACCTGTGTAGGTTCGCGCATTGGTAGCGACGGCGGCGCGATCCATCTGAGGGCTCCGTCCACAGGACTTCCGTCCATGTTCCGCACGTTGGGCATTTCATTCCTCCTTCATCTCCACAAATGATGGGCATCGTTCCTCTTCCATGATCCACGGACCCATGTACCACTGGCGCATGGCGTCAGGATCAACCGGGCTGTTGAACACGTTGCGTTTACATCCCTTGCAGTATTCAAAGCATGGGTTACCCGCGCACCGGGCAAAATCTTGGGGTTCGTATCTCATGGGTTACTCCTTGCGCGGATGGCTGCGGCAAAGTCGTCGGCGTACGCCTGCCCAACAAAACCTTGGTCAATCGTGGCTTTGATGATGGCCTCACGCTCAGCCAGCACTGCCGCATCCAATATCGTCCTTGAAGCGGCGATGTTTGCGTCACGGAACACTGACTCGTAAACGAGGTGGGCGAAGCGTTCAAGTTCCGCAGTCCAGTAGCCATCAGTGATCCAAACGCCATGCGAGTCCGCATCAGAAAACCCTGCCTCCCGCGCCATGCGTATGATGTCATCTCTGCTCATTTATTAACTCCTATCTCATGCGCTCTTTCAACTGCACGGGCAAACCGCTCAGGTAATTCTTCGACTGCGGATCGGTACGAAGGCAGCGCTTCAGTTTCAATGTCAAGCAACTCCTTGATCTTTTCCTTAGTCAACGGTTTACGTTTTCTGCCTGCCCACCATTCGGCAATGGTTGCGTGTCGTGGTTTTGTTTGGTTTGAAGAACTTGCACTCGACAGTGCATCATGTAACTGCGCGATCTGTTTACAGATGAGTTCACGCTCGGCAGCGGCGACGAGGGCGGCGAAGTGGAACCATTCAGGCTCCAAAGGACAAGTGTCAGTAACGTAAAACCCAGCCTCCCGCGCCATACGTTCGAGGTCTTCCTTATTCATTTCTTCTCCTTTGCACGTAGCTTAAGAAGCTCTTCCAGCATCTTCTCCATGTCGTCTGCTGCCTTGAGCAGCATGGGGGTGATAACACCCTCAGGCGGTGGGGCACTGCGTCCGAATGTGCGAAGCGCTGCGATGTCGAACCGGGCTGTGTGCTCGGCAATTTGTTTACTCATTGCTGCTGCCCCCATGTAAACACTGAGTTAACCGCAACCTGCGGTATGCGTTTCTTGTCCCGCCACGCCTTCTTTCTTTCGTAGTCACTGATGACTGGAGGCTTTCTGGCATCGCGCTTGTCACCCACTGCGTAAACAGCGCGGAGATACTTCCTGCCGATGCCTTCCCGCGTCCATGAGTAGATGTAGATCTGCTTGGTCTTTACCTTTAACCGCATGGCGCTGATCAGACTGCTCACGTTGGGGTATGGGTGGTCAGGAAAGAACCGAGCCACCTCACGCATGGTCATCGGCCCGCACTGCTCCAAGACCCCCTTGACGTTTTCCCAGTTGAGTTTCATGTGATTTCGTGGGCACGTTCCACTGCCCTTGCAAAGTCGCGGATACGCCAGTCCCACCAGTTTTGTGGGAGGCCTCCGACAAAGCAGTCCGCCATGATTTGCTCAAGCTGTTTTGTCTCCAGCGGCTTGCGCTGGGGTGGGGCGGGGTAGAGGGGCCTCCAGTTTCGCCCGCCAGTTCCCTTTTTCCAAACCAAGTATTCCTGCTCGGTGTACATGTTCTGATAGAACCACGCCACCGGCTCCTGCACCGGCTCTGCCAGCGCGGCGCGGAGGGCATCAATGATCTCTGGGCACCAGACAGTGATTGCCTCGACAGTGCCGTCATTCGAGTCAGTGCAGCCACCCTGCAATGCTTCCAACGCCTCCAGCGCCTGCTGGGCGGCGGTTCTCAGGTCAGTCATCTTTCACCCCTTGCATTTTTCGCAACAACTCAACCGCTGTCGCTTGGCTTTGGTCTGCCATCGCCTTCCAGTCCAGCACCGCTTGGCACTCGTCGTTTAGACGGCTCCGCACTGCCTCAATGGCACGGTCCCAACCTTCGTCTGCACCCGCCCACCGCATCTGCCCAAGTTCCTGCCAGAGTTTCGTCAGGCGGCACGTCGCCAGCCATGCGATGTCTGTTGTGGTCATGGTTGCAGCGACTTCAGCGGGAACTTGTAAGGATTCCTTGACAGTTGGCTCTGCCAGCGCGGTCTTGAGGGCGGTGATGGCTTCTCGTCCTATTTGCACACAAGGCCGCTGTTCGCTCCACGCTTCCGCGCCGCAGTCGGCCAAATCCTCCAACGCCTCCAGCGCCTGCTGGGCGGCTTCGCGTAGGGTGGTCATTTCATGCTCCTTCCAATCTCAGCCGCAGCCCTGACGATGGCGCGGCGGGTGGCGGCGAGGGGGTCTTTTCTGTGCCTCTCGTGTTCAAAATTTCCGGGATGGCGGTGCCCGACGTAAACATGACCTTCCGACCACTGCTCAATCGTCATCCCCCACTTCACCGCCAGCCGCAGCGCATCGCCATC